GCTGACAAGTAAATTTTATCTTTTACTACACCATTTCTGATGAAAGCAGGATGAACCTTAAAGCCAACCTTTGGTGTATCAGAAACATAATATCTTGCTTTTCTTAAATGATAGCCAATACCATCAGTGATTGGTTCCAATTGTAAAGGAACAACCTTGTAATAGAATTTTGGTTGTTCAACCATTACTTGAACTGGTGTTCCAACTGGATAAGTTACAGCATTTTCTTCTTCACCAATTGTTATTGCTTGGGTTAACTTTCCTGTTTCTACATAACCAGGCTCACCATAATAAGCTAAAACAACACCATCATCTGTTAAAATACATCTTTTTCTTCCACCAAAGGCATTTATACTGTCAAAATCAGCACCAGGGGTTTTATTTATTGCCCCAGCAAGTCTTGTAAATTTACTATTTACAAAATCAGCTTCAACACCAACAATATCATTTTCAGTATAACCAATAAACCCTTTAACATCAGCTATTTCAGCAGCTAAATTATTGACCATTTCAACAGTTGCAGTTGCATTTGGATTAACTGTAATATTCACATTGTCAGCATTACCAACAACTGTTTCAATGTCAACTAAAATACTGGAAGCTGATATTCCACCTTGTGGGGGCATCCAATCTGCTTCAATTGCAGTGGTTATTGAATAAAGAATTTCACCTTCCTGTGGGTCAATTGCATAAAGTCCAATATTTCTAACATAATAACCTGCTTCCAGGTCAGCATTTGTGAAAACCCCACTTACTCTAATTTTAGCAGGGGAAACCTTTGTTACACTTGCAACATCTACTGTTTGCTTTATCCTTGAAAGACTGATCAATTCTTCAAAATTGGTTCCACTTGGATATTGATGGTCAGAAGTTCTGATTTTAGTGAAATTTGGTGTTACTGTTCCAGCAACTATTTTTGCTATTAAAGCATGACCTTTCTTTGTGATAATTGTGTTATTAAAACTTGCCATTGTTCATTAACCACCTTTCTTTAATCTGCACTTTTTAATGAATAAACCGTTCCACCAGTAACTGTTGAACCCAATTTTGCATCTGAAGAAACTTGATAATTTTCATCAATGTTTGAAGTTAGCATATAGTGCATACCTTCTACAATTCCTGAAGCAAGGTTTGCTTTAGCTTTTAGTTCATAATCTTCATCTATATTTGAAGTAAGAATATAATGCAAACCACAAATGGTTGCACTTCCAAGATGCAATGCTGTTTCTTTTTGGGTAAATAAAATATTTTCAGCATTTATAATCAAGTTACATGGAATCATCTTATCCAGCAGATTATAAAGTTCATTTAATCCACCGTAAATTCCCATGTGAGTTGTTAGGTCAATGGTATATTCATCATTTCTTAAAATAATGGTGTAATTTCCTTCACCACATAGAACATCAAGCTTGTTTAATAAAGAATTCCAGGTATAAGGAATTCTATCATTCCACCTTGCAATTACCCTGAATATTCTTGATTGTAGGGTGTCATCTGCCGAAGGCTTTATTCCAAGTATTTTTTCATATCTTGCAATTCCAGCTTCATCAGCATCATGAATAAATAAATTACCTAAAACTTTTTCTGAAGTATCAAACACTTGTTGAAATTCAGGGTTTTCAGCATTGGTAATGGCTTGATATTCTCTAACTTTTTGAAGAACGGGGGGAAGATATGAAATTAAATTTGCATCCCTTTTCATACATTCACCACCGTTCCTAATACAGGAATTTCATATTCTCCAAGGTTTAAGTTTTCAGCAACCCCATTTATTTTGGTTCCTGTAATATCAATAATTCCATCAATAGTTAATATTCTTGTGTCAATTTGGGCAATCCTTACAATATTTAATGAATTGTTTGCCCATTCTTTTCTGATTTCCAGCAAATATTCATCAATAACTGCAATTACATCAGCTTCAACCATTGACCAGTTATAACCCGTATCCAATGTAACTGTTGTTGATATGTTTACTATCACTTCATCTGCTGTATTTACTGTTACAACATGACCAATTGGGGCAATTCCATCACCTTTACCTGGATTTCCAGCAGGGTCAAGTATATCTTGAACAGTATCAATTAAAACATTAGATGCTTTATTAAAATTGGCATCCAGTATGGTAATAAGAACTGTTCCACCACCATTCCAAACTGGTGTAACTTTAGTTGAACCAACCCCAGGGATGGCATTGGTTTTTTGAATATAGTCTTGTTTGTTACCACCATAAGGATTAGTTTCAAATGAATTAAAATATCTTTGCCTTAAAACTTCAGTATCTTCTTCATCTTCACCTGGTATTAGAACAGCAGTCAATTCAGCAGTGGTCAAACCATCAATGTAATCAATCGGAATAAGAGTTCCAAGTTTTTGATTTCCGATTTCACCAGGGGTTTCACATTCCATTTGAAAAACACCATCTGAAATCTTTGCAATAGCCCTGTAATTTAGATTATCAAGGGAAAATCTTGAACCAATGGGAATATCAATATTAAAATGCCCTTCCAGGATTGCTTTTGTTGCTTCTTCAGGGAAAATTCCCCTTTCTGCACACCGCTTGATTAGATATTCCCTTTGTGCTGTATCTGCAAATGATTGATTTAATATCCAATCAAATTCAATATACATGTTCTGTAATTCAACAGCAGCAGGGGCAAGTGCATTATAAATTATAGATGCTTCCCGTTTATCTAAATTTTGTGGAACCCTGTCAAGCATCCTTTGAAGTATAACTTCATAAGTCATGTGTTCAAACATATTAAATTGTCACCACCCTTTCTGCTTCAACATCACCAAAAATGGTGTGAACTGTGAAAGTTGCATGAACTTTTCCCTTGTTAGTTTCAAAAGAAAAGTTATCAACTCCAAGTATTCTTGAATCTTGAACCAATGCTTCAGTAATCCTTCTTTTGAGTTCAGGAAGAACAAAGGGTATTGGTTGACCATATAAGTCATTTAATTCAATGCCATAATTCCAGCTATAAATTAGATATTCATATCTTTCAATGTTCAAAATTAAATAAATTGCTTGTTTCATGGCTTCAAGGTCATCAACATACCCAGCAATTGTTGAATTATCCAAGTCTAATTTGTAAGTATGTGAAGTTTCTTCTTCAATTTCAAAGTCCTTTTGTAAATCATCATTTACCGCTGGAAGCATTAAATCACCACCCTATCTAAAACAATATATTTTTGCCCACCCTGAACCCGAAGTAATATAACTGACTCACCAACTTTAAGCCCCAGATGAACTTTCATGGTCTTTTTTCCTTTGATGTCATGTTTATGGGTTTCATTAGATGTTGAACTATCACCTGGTATGGTATGCTTATGGGTATGTTCTTCAGTTGAATGGTTTAATGTCATATCGACTTCAATATCTCTTACCAGGCTTGTTAAAATTAAGTGTGAAGCATCCAATGTCAATCTTTGTTCTACATTTATTTTTAATGGGTTTATGCTGGTGACTGTGCCAAACATAATTGCACAAGGGTTTGAAGCAGTAACCGCTTCAATAGCAGCTTGCTTTATAATTTCAATTAAATTAGGCACTGAAGCCACCCCCTCTTAATGTCAAGTTCATTATGTGTTCATCATTTTTGAAGATATGTTGCACCTTTTCAACAAGCATGAAATTTTGAACATTTATATCCCCCAAATTAAGCTTGACAGGAAGGGAACAGCCAGCACGAACCCTGACATCACCAAAAGCATTACTGATGGTAAGATTACGAGTTTTTCTGTTGTATAGTTGAAGCAGGGCATTAGCTTTTGCTTTACCGTTTACCTTGTCATCAATGTTTTCAAAGTATTGCAACACCCCCCAATTATTTATATTTCTTGAATCCTGGGCAATGTAAATTTCCCTTTTACCAGTTTCATTGTTTTCATAAGAAAGCTTTATTTTGTTGTATGTTTCACCATCAATTGTGGATGTATATTTGTAGTTTTCAGCAGTTTCTTCATCAATCAACAGGTTTAACCTCATAGATTCCACATTTTTTAAGGTCAATTTTCCAAAATCATCATATAAAACATACATTTTTCTTCTGTTTTGCAAGGTTATATCCAGGGCATTTTGAATAATATCAAATAAACTTTTGTTGTCCTCTATCCTGGAAGCAATCTTAAAACCTGTATCTTCTAAAACCCCAACACGAAGATTGAAATCTGCTGCAATCATTTTAATTAGTTCAGAAGCAGTCTTATTGCTATAAATATAAGTGTCCTTATT